CTCTTATTAATTAATCCATAATCAAAATTCTTAAAAAAGCATTCCATACTAACGTATTTTTCGCCAGATTCTATTTCTGCAATAAGATTTTCAGCTCTGTCTCTGAGTTCTGGCTCAGTAAAACCCTTATATATTACCGAACCAGTTAAAATATGAAATTTTTCTGGTAGTTGATTTATTGGTAAAGATTCATTAATTAATTCACCATTTTCATCTATTGGCCAATTAGAAGTAATGTGACCAACTATAGTTTTTTCATCATGCTCTAAATTAGTGGGTTTGTGCATGGGTGTTGATCGTGCTTTCCATACTTCCATAGCATCAAAAATATCGTCATTTTTATTCCATGATGTGGTCACTAAAATAGACTGAGTGTAGTATAGGTCGGTATCCTCAATTCCGGCTAATGCTTGGTTTTCCATACGGGCTTTTGTGTGGGATATCTCGCTATCAGACTTCTCTAAAAGGGAAGCATAAACAATAGAGGATTTTGCAGATAGGATTTCAGATAGGCCATCCAATTGTTCTGATTCGAAAATGTGCATATTTTTTAACCCTTATTTTTAGGATTCACTATGTGGGTGATACACCGTTTGGTAAAAATAGGCTTTAGTATGCTTTAACTCTTCGGCGGTTAAGCTTCTATTAATTTCATTAGAAATAGCTCTTGTAAGTTTATTATATTGATTTATTTTAATATTATTATCAATACTATTAATAGTATTGAGTTTTGCTAAAACTACTTCTTCTGTAAGGGTAGCGAAAGGATCTAATGATAAAAAGATTTTAGTTTTTGTAGCTTCTGCTTCTTCGTATTCTGTTTTAGATAAACTTCTCATATTCTTTTTATTATAAAAGGCTAATAACTGAGGATTTAATATATCTGAGATTTTATCTTGAGCTTCAATTGACCATAAGTGTAACGATGCTCCAGTTTGTGGGGCAAAGTCTTTAGTCTTTCGTTTTTTACTATCTTTAGAATTTTTAGGACGGCCTTGTTGTGGTTGTCCTTTGAGAGGATTACTTTGTGGTACATTTCCACCAAATGGAGTTTTAGGAACAGCATATTCCGATTTTACTTCAACAGCATTCATTTCGCCTTTCTTCTTAGCTTCTAATTCTAGTCCAACTTGACTTGGAGTTGCTAGTCCAAGTTGTAATGCCATCTTCTTCATACTGTTATCAAAAGTACCACCATCGAAAAATGGACCGGCTTTCTGTACCATACGATCACTATTTCTTTCTCTACTCTCTCTATTGAGCCTACTCTTTTCAATTTCCGGATCAAAACCAAATGCCTTTTGTAGCATTTCATCGCTGATAAGATTTCTATCTGCTAGTTGAACTAACAGGGCCTTCTCCGCATCTTCATTACTTAGATCCATTCTATCGAACTCAATCTTGGCTGGAAATCTAAAGCCCATGGCTTTTTGTACCATAGCAATTTCTTGTTTCCAAAATGCCATTAGTACCTTACGACCATACTGTAGTCTTTGGGTTAGTGTTTTTAGACTAATAAAGTTATTAGTTGTACCGGCGGCTCCGAATGTTCCGGTTAATGTGGGAGGAATACCTAGTCCAGCATAAATACTATTTAAATGTGGAGTATACTTTCCTTCGCCCAAGAATTGATGAACACTAGTCTTACTTTCGATTAATTCAATATCTGGACCCCATACAAGATCCATTGTGCCACCACCAACGTTAGCTTGAAGAATACTACTAAGTTTACTAGCAGCGGCTTGTGTCGGGGCGATCTTATGCTCTAAACTACCAAGTTTAAAAATACGAATATTACTGATAGCACCATCAAGAGCAGCAAGATCTGCAAGTTTTAGTTTTTCAACAATACTAATATCATCCATAATACTATAAATCATTGGAAAAGCCCAGGTCTTCCAATCGTCTTTCTTGTAATGAAATACTAGTGTTTTATCCGGATCTAGTAAGAATGGTTTTTTACTTTTTGCTGCTTCAACAATAGCCTCTGGTAATTGATCTATTATAGCTTTTTCAGTTTCATTTTTTGGGGCGTTAATAATTTTTCTTAATGACGCTGGAATGGTAATATAATAATTTTTTTTACCTACAAATGATGCTAAAGATGCTCCGGCAATATCAACAACACGAGGATCAATGAAAGTATACTTCCAAGGAATCTCTCTTTTTTCTACTACTACTTCGTCGTTTGTTATAATAAGATCAGGAGAAGCTTTTGCTTTATACATATCCTCGGCAACTTTGACACTAATTTTTGCTGTCTGACGATTAATAACAACATTACCAACACGATATAGATGATTTAAAAATCTCTCACTACGTTCTTCTCCCTTAACCTTTTCAAACCAGTTACGATAAAATCTTTCAATTCTTTTATTGGGATGAACAAGTCTTATGCCCTGACTTGCAAAATCACCCATAAGATCAATAACATTTTTAACCAAACCCACACGATTATAGATTTGATCTGCCATAGCAAATATTGCTTTGATTTCTGTGGGGATGGCTTCGTCTGGGCGAAAATAGTCGTAATCACTTTTGGTTAAACCTGGACGGCCAGAGGTCTGACCATCAAGATTCATGAAATTTCGGAATCGACTAGTAGCAGCAGTAGTTTTATTGCTAAAAAGACCATATTCTTCTAAGCTACGAGATGATTCGTCCAGAGCCTTTTGTTTACTGGCTAAATCACCCTCATCCCATGTTACATAAGCATTTTCTGGCATAACATTAGGAGCTGTTGGAATATTATCACTTTTTGGATATTTTTTTCTTGGCATAATAGGTATTGTAATAGGTATTGAGATAGTATTGAATTAATACACTAGTTATCTATAAATTCCACCATATATATTAGAGTTTGCATTATCGGTAAACCAGCTTGGACCTTTATACATTTGACCATCTGTTTTTCCAACATCGGCCAAATTATTACCAATTACATCAAATGATGTTGGTTCTAAAACTCGACTCATTTGGCGAGCTAACATATTAGCTATTAATAAAGCACTATAACGGTCTTTCCTTAGTTTACCCTTTTTACCATTAGGTAATTTTATTTCCGGAGTATCCCAACGATCACGAGCATTAGGTCCGTTACTAGTTTGTGTCATAACAATAGTTGTTAATTCATTTTTGAGTTCTTCAATTTCTAGAACGCACTCGCTTTCGCTATCATATAAATTACTAAGATCCGCTGTCATAATATCTTTATTTTCTCGGTCTAGAGCTAGCGCTAGAGTTACCTGATCAAAACGTGGGAATAATAAAACCTTATCTTCTAAGTCTTTACGTAGTCCGTGATTTGCCTGCGCCGTCCAATCTGCTCGCGCAAATTGCACCAATTCTAGAACATGCAATCCCTGTTGGTCATCAGTATCTTTTGGTTTGTTCATATCTATTACTGGCCAGATTAAATTTTCTCCTTCTTCTAGCTTGCCCGGATCATGTAATGCTTCTTCTACTGCAACACCACCACCCTGAGCATCCATGCCAATACGAGCGCACGGAAATATTTTCATAAGATTACGAATTTTTCTAGCACAGAATCCGTAGAAATCGTGTTCGTTAACTAGTCCTGTTTTTTGTCGATCTTTAAAATTATTACGATTAGTACTCCAGCCGTAAACTATACGATTATGATCTTTCTGCAATTCTAGAATAACAATAGTAAAATTATCTTTTTCACTAGCAGGATCGATACCATATACATACTGAAGATCAGGATTTCCTTTGGTACTAACATCAAATAATATATTATTACCATTAATTACTATGGGTTTAGATTCGTTAGTAACACAACTCTCAATAAGGCTGCGTCTGAAAAAGCCGTCGCTGTCTTCTGTAAAACATGCGGCATATTCCATGTTATAGATACCAGTATGAATTGTGGCCTTGGCTCGACTAACCTGTTTATCATCCATAAAGCCCTTTGGAATCAATTCGTAAGGAATACGAATAATACTATAGTCTCTCCAATTAAAACTATCTGGAACTTCGCCCTTAAAGATTTCTTCTAATTTATGTTTATCTCCCTTACTATTAATAATAGCTTTGTATCTTTTCCAGTAAGATGCAAAATGTTTAAAACTATAATCGGCTGTTCCAGCGATTATGGCTTGATTACCTTTCTTAATTTGAACAGCTTCTAATTCTTCATTCCAGAGTCCTGCCTCTAACATTGCTGCTTTTTTAGCTTCTTCTTTCACGTTTTGAATAGGACTAGCGCTAACTGCCGCGAACCCTGACACTACCGTTTCGTAAATGTCAGGAGAGATTGATGCGAACTCGTCTGCGATGATTATATGTGCTCTTAAACCTCTGATCTTACTACCATCACCCATAGGAACCGCAATTGTCCAACTCTCGCCCAATCTCATGGTGCATCTATCAACATCTCGACGCGGACCATCATCGTTTCCACTAAAGATGCTACGGAGAATAGGACTATTACGCCACAATGTTTCCATATATTCGAATATAATTTTACTCTGTCGAAAAGCGGCACCAACCACCACAATCTTGGTTCCGGGAACCAGTATGCACCGTAATGTACAATACATGGCCATAAGAAAACTCTTACCAAAACCACGAGATGCCACGAACATGGGAAATGGTCGAAGCCAAAATTCTTGTAATATAGCTATTTGAATAGGATGAAGCTCAATGTCGAATAGTAGTTTGGCTGTGGTTCCAAAATAATTAGGATCTCGTAATAGTCTTAACAAATGAAGATCAGGATTTTCTATATCTTCTTTGGTTCGGCCAATCATGTGATTGGTCGGAATAACTAACTGACTAATATCTCCAAGATTTAGCCACGCATTATCAAATATTAGATTGGTTGTTTTTGCCATATTTTTCGTATATTCTTTTCATAAGACTAACAGCTACACGCTCTGCATTTTCAGCATCGTCGCAAAATAGTATATGAATGTTATAATTTAATTGAGCCTCTATTAGATATTTCATAATATAGTTGCCGCTAATGCGTAGCTTGTCCCACATTTTCTTAGGAACATCACTGCCCACCGGAAACTGATAAATTTCGTCCAGACTAAACTCCATAATCATGAAACTGTGTGGTATCTTGCCCAGCCGCTCCAATACATCTTTAAATCGACTTTCTGTAATGTTGTTAGCAATTTCGCTCACGCTCTTTTTACGCTCTATGGTAAATAAGCTTTCGAATCCTTCCATACTATAGTCCCCGGTATCTAGTTTTCTTTTAGCAGTATTATGAAAACCAAATTCCCACGGCAGCTGTTCGCGCGTATCTACTATGATGGTGAAAGGATCGTTGCTTTTCATTTTTTATATTTCACTCGATTTTTTTGAAAATGAATAAATTGTTCAAATTGTGCTTTAGTGTTTAGGTGTCTTCCATACATTTGATGAAATGTCATATGACAACCATTTTTATTACCACATAAAGTTACAGCATTATTTGGATCAAATCTTCCTTGAGGATACCAATGCCATCCATTTAAATGATGAGCATTTAATTTTGAACTAGATCCACAAATTATACATTTATAGTTATCTCTTTTAAATACTTGTTTAGTAAAAATTTTATATTCATTAGAATCTCTTCTATTATATCTATCACTTAAAGGATTGTAGTTTGGATGATTTACTCCTTTGGGTCGGCAACATTTCCCACAACTATTAATATCGCCCCTAAGTAATAAATCTTGTAAATAGCTTTTTTCTGATCCACATTCACATTTACCAATCCACTTTCTTCTTTTACGGCCGTATCTCATATCATAACCATCATCTTTTAGAATTAAAATTTTACCAAATTTTTTATTAATTAAGTTAGTTCTAGAACATTTTTGACATGATTTTAGTTTTACTAAATCATTAGCAGCAACTACTCGGCGTTTTTTACATTGTTTACATTCTATAATATAATGCAGATGAACGCCGCTCATGGATGGTTTCAGTTTGGTTTCGTCTAAATCTATAACTATCCAATCTCCGTATTCTTCGTTGATTCGTCTATTGTAATTTTTATTCATTGGTTTCAACAGCCTCTGGATTTAATATTGGACAATCAACAGTATTATCAGCATATTGATGATAACCATATAAACTCTGTTTGGCCTTTTGAGTAGCTAATGCTATAATTTCCATTTCACGACCTTCTTTTTCTCTTATAGCTTCGTCTTCCAACATGCGAATTAATCCAACCCAAGAACTTTTACCGTCTTCGATTCTTTTAATACGCTGTTCCCTCGTGGCTTTGAGATCCTTGCTAATTTTTTGTTGCTCGTTTAAAAGCTTGGTATATTCGTTTGTATAACTGGCTATACTGTTGCGGGCGAAACTTAATTGAGCTTCCAAATTAGCTAGTTTAGGAACGTCTCGTTGGTCTTCGGGTTTTTCGTATTCTTTGTCCACCAATTTTTGTAACTTTTCGGTTTCAGCAATGTGTCGTTTACGTTCTTTCATACTACGATTAATAAGAATATCAATAGTGATAAATTGTTTGATCTGAAGTTCTTCGGCGGGCAGAACGTCCTCACGAAATTGTTTGACTAAATTAATCCACGTATCTTCAAAGTATTGAAGTTCGCCCGTATGCTCATCAAACTGACGAGCTATTTCGTTCCAGAAAGTTTTGCTACGTAACTTGCGTTTTAGAATTTCATTTTCACTTTTTTCATTAACAGAGTATAGTTGGTTTTCGTCGATATAACGATTTATTGGTTCAACATTCCTATTAAGATGATCTGCTATTACTTCGGGGCTTAAAACATTAATATTATCTCTTATGTATTTTTCTTCGTCTAAACTTAGTTGTCCGCGTTTTTTAGCCATAAATTTTTATTATCTCCTTGAGCTTCACACTCAGCTTATCCATATCTGCCTTGCAAACTTTAGCTCCGCTTTTAACTTTAAGATATATGGTGCGATATTCTCCGGTTAAATATGTTTCAATTAAAGTCCATAACTCATTATTTTCAATAGAATCTGTTAATAAGTTTTCATCACTAGTAAAAGCATTTCCATAATCTTTAATTTCATCAATAGTATTAAGGTGCATTAAATTTTTCTTGGTATTATTTCGATTAAGCCAACTGTTGTACAGTGAGCAGTCTTCTTTGTTGGAATATTGTTCACAACCGCTACTGCTTTTTTTAAGGTGGGGATCATAAAGGGGACAAGTTAAGCAGGGTTTATCGGGCCTTTGATAGTTGTCTCGTTTGTAGTTGAACAGTCTATTTCGAACGTGGGTCCAAAGAAAGTTTTCCAGGGGTCTTTTATGATCATAATTTTTAAGACCTTCTAAAGCAAAGATACTAATCTGTTGCTTCATATCATCAAAATCATGATAACCGAATTTAAATTTGTAAGCTAACTTTTTACTAATAACATCAATTACTCGTAAAAATTCGTTTTCATCAACTGTTAGCGGGGGATTCTTCTTTTTGTTCTTCTTCATCTATAAGTTCTGAAATGGTTTTGGTGGATTCTTTATTTAAGTCATCTTCAATATGCAGATTTTCTTTAGCAGTAACGTGAAGAATACTGGGGGAAATTTGGTCAATATTCATAAAAACCTCTTGCGTAAAAAGGACCAAAGTATACTATATATTATGTTTTGTACACTTTTTGTCAAAAAGGAATAATGTTTATGGCAACTTATAAAAGATGGAATGAGGCTGAACTTCAGTATATCAAGGATAATCTGTCTAGTTTTAG